CGCACCACGCACCCGTAGGAATTTCGGTATAGGTGGATAACGAAAAGTATAAGGTAAGCGTATGTTCGCCCATTATAGAGCGGTAACGATAGCTTTCATCAGTGGGGAGAATGTCTATATATGTAGCGTTAAAATTGAGTTTCATTGGTGCATAAATAATACAGTGCAAAGGTAAGGTGGACTTCTCTTTGCACTGATATAGTGGTTTAGTAATTATTTAGTAAATATTTGAAGTGATGTTAGGTAAGTACAAAAGTGATGGTAAATTCTACTTTTAGGGTGCTTTGGGTAAGAAAAACGTTCTTAACACTTGCTTTTTGGTAGATAGCGTTTTTGGGTTGGAATGTAGTGTATTTTATCACGCGTTCGCCTTGTTTGGTGAGATTGTACAATAAGGCTTCGTATAGTTGCCAAAAGGTGTTAATGGGTTGAGAAATGTAGCAATGTAATTCGAGTGTACGTTCTTTAAATTCGTTTGCGTGTTGCGCGTATTGCACCCCGCTAATGGCTGTACTATTGATAGTGAGGTGTTCTTTTACCTCGTAATCTTTTAGGAGTGTATTTTGGTTTTCTTCGAGTAAATAAATGCCGTATTTGGATATATCTATACCGTCAATGGTGAAGCCTGAAATGGGTAGTGTAGCGTTAGGGGCGGTATAGTTATAGCCTTGCAAAGGAAAATCGGAAGCAAAAGTAATATCGTAGCTGATGTATGTTTGTTCTTTTTTGGATTTTTTGACCGATACTAATCGAAGCTGAAATGTTTTATTGAGTTCTTCAAAGTGGAATGTATTGTAAGTTTGAGCAGTAAGAAAGTTGATGAATGGTTCGTAGTGGTTTGCTTCGCTAAAAAAAGACAAAGTGAACTGATAAGTGTCGAGTTTAGGGCTATCGGTGTCGTACTCTTTGCCATAGTACTCTTCCCAATCATTGGAAGATAGTTTTTTGAGAGGAGGAAAGCAAAGCAGGTCTTTGTAATTGCTGTCTAAAAGATGAGTATGATAAGTGGTTTGTATGTTGATGTTGTTTATTTTCATTTTTTTATTACTTTTTTATTCTCCTCAATAAAATATGGCTTTGTTTTCCAGTTCTTAAATCTATCTTTATTGTCGGTTAGCCATTGTTTATATTCTTTGGGTACATCACCTACGTAATTAGATGAACTTTCGAGGGGTAGGGTTTCATTGGCTTTTAACTCTTTAACGAGTTCGTCAGGTGTTTTGAGAATACTCACTATATGGCATTTACAACCTACGTGCCAGCCGTGAAATTTAAAAGTTTTAGGATATTTACCTTTCAACTCGTCGCACATATCATAGACTTTGTGCTGTGGGGATAGTTTTACTTCAAATCCTACTACATCAGGGTTTTGCTGTATTCGCAACCAATCGGCGGACTTATAGGCTACATTGATTTCATTGCTGGCAAGTCGCAATGCATTTTTATAGGCACTTCTATACACCCCTTGTCCTGTGTGGAAGTTTTCAGCATTTTTACTTAGTACAAGGTTACCGTATTTGTTTTTTACCCTACGGAATAGAGCGGTGGGGTTATTGAGTAGGTTGCGCACTTCACGGCTAAGCTGTGCCGCACTTTTACCTTCTTCTAAAGTTATTGATAGAGCTAATTCTATTTCGCTTTTCGCTTTTTTAGCAATATTCCATACACGATTAGACACTGTAAAATCTTTAATTTTACGTGTTTTGAATGTTTCGAGGGCTTCAAGGTTCTTATTTTTGGTTAGTCCTTCTCTTAGTAACTTATCCTGCTTGATGTTGGCAAATGCCCATTCTTTGGTGATACCTTGCTTTATGATTTGGTCTAATCGGTTGCTGAAATTAGCTAATTCCTTATCAAAGACTTTACTCTTCTTTGTGCTTGCAAAAGCAAATAATGTACTTGCAATAAACTCCTTGAAATCTGTTTTGAGAGCTAAGGACACAGAAAAGCCTACCCACTGATAAAACAATTGTTCTATCTGATGTAGGTATGCCATTAGGTGCTTTCTATGTCGCTCATCATAGTTCATTAGATACTTGCTTCATTGAGGGAGTCGTTCTCCTCGTCTTTGATTTGCTGTAATTGGGATTCAGGGTCGGTGATACCAAAACGCTGCATACTATCACGTTGCGATATAAGAGCCTTGCCACCATTAGCTTCCATAAGGGTACGTATCATCTCGGTATCATCGTCAATATCAAACGGGGTAATGATAGGGGTAATGTCTATGTCTTTCATTTCCTTTTCAAAGGGTAAATACATCTTAGCAAGGAAGGCTAAAATGATATTGATACGGCGCTGTAAGGCAGGAATAAATATAGCCTCGTTGTCTTTTACTTTTAGGTGTGCGGGTAACCAAGTAAGTTTGCGCCCTACTCCTGATAGCACATTACCTTTACCAGAGTAGAACTCATCGGAAAGGTCGGGAGTATGTGAGAACTCGTGTATATCACGACGGTTCATACTCATTTCTTTATCGAAGCTCTCATTAGCATTAGGTGGTACAACGAATTGTACATTACCTCCGTCTTTGACCTCAAAGACTTTACCGCCCGTGTTATTACCTGACATTTTACCCTCGACTTTGCCCGCTATCATTAGTATAGGCTCTCCAAATTTTCTGTTACTTTCAGAAAAGTAGGTACGTTGTACTTCGGCTATTTCAATGAGGTGCTGCACGGCATCCCATTCGGGTTTATCTTGCTGGTACAATACCACTGGTATTTTGCCGATGATATTTTCTTTCACTTCGGTAGTGGTTTGTCCATTCTCGGTAGTAAAAGTATATATAAATTCAGCGGTGAACGCTTGGAATATATTTTTCTTACCATCCTTACTTGTACTTTCAACTCCAAATGATATAAGGTTGTCATTATCGTCAAAACGTGGGTATAGAGTGTACTTTTCAGGAGATAGTATTTTGTGGTATAATAAAAAATCGGACTTTACGCCATATTTTTCATTAGGTTGTTTTTCTAAATACCACAACTCAGCTACTTGCGTATATCGCTTCACCTCTGTACATATTTTGCTATCTGAAAAACTCATTTTGTTTGACTTGATAACCTCCTGAAAGGCGGTAAATAGCGGACTATCTTCAGCGGTATATTTGTAAGGTATCGCGGTTTGGAACATTGTTGCAATGTCTACAATACGCTTCTGATAAGGTAATCCTACACGATTGAGAGCGCGATAGCTTTTTCTAAAACGTTCCTTCCCGTTAGCGTCTAACATAGGATTGCCTTCTTCATCTGTAATTGGTATCAAAACAGACTGGTCAGGATATTTGTGTTTGTTTTGGAATATATCGTGCTTTTTCACATCATACTGACGTTGATAAGTTGATATATCTATTGGCACCACTCCTTGTTTAAAATCTTCTTGTGTTATAGATTGTTCGTTCATATTGCTATATTTTTTTTAAATCATTGAGGCGAGTTGATATAGGTTATTATTTGTACCGCTTAGTAGCTTCATTGTGATGTAACGAATGGCATCTATGGCGTGGTTGTGGTTATCTATGGGTATGCCTGCCTTTTTGTCATTCCAAGCATAGTTTTTCAGCTCTTTCATCACATTAAAACTGTTAGGTGTAACTACCAACTTGTAATTGAGCATTGTAGTTATACCTGCTGATACACTACCTGCTCCTTTTTCGCAAGGTTCTATATTTAGCCCTTTGTCTCTTAGGTCTGCAATTAGGCGAGGTTCGGCACTATCAGCAATGATAAGGTCATCGGGGCGGTCTATCAAAGTGCTATTAAGCTGGTAAAGTCCGTCAGAGGATAATTGCCTGTTGTTATAGTATTTTTCGTCTATGTATATAATCTTTCTTCTCTTATCTATTGCTACCTTAATAAGCGTATCAGGGTCGATAGAGAAACCGTAATCTTGACCATAGCCATAAGGCAGTGAGGTGTCAAACTCTCCAATCTCCCAATCGGTGAATATTACCCCCTCTGATACATCAGCCCAGCGTCCTATTATCTTTTGAGCGTATTTGGTTTTGTTGAATAATGATTGACTAAAATTACCTAATTCGTCAGTGGCTTGTTCAATACTTTGAGCTTTGATTTCCTTAATCTGTTTAAAAAATTGCTCGTTGAGATTCGGAAGGTTATCAAAGTAGGTAGTATGAATGTGCAATACATCGGGGTGGGTGGATATTTGCACCTCTACACCGTCAATTTTTACCACTTTATGCGTTTTTTCAATGTACTTCTTATAAATGAAATGCTCGGCATTGGAGGGGTTCAGAATAAGGATAACACGTAATTGTACTCCTTTTTGGCGAATTGAAAGTATTAGTTTCTCATAGTCTTCCTCTGATAGCCATTCTTCCATTTCGTCACCTACGAAGGTGGTAATACCGTGTAATGATTTAAGGTTAGCCGTTTGGTTTCCTGATGAGGTTTTAATACCCTTAAAAAGGATTTCAGAGCCTGAAAAGGTATTTTTGATAGCCGTTTTAGTAATATCAAAATACGCTTGTGTGCCCTCAGCTTGTATCTTTTCTTCAAATTCTGGAATAATAGAACTATGAGCTGATACCATAGTGTAACGGCTAAATAATATTTTGTGCCCCGCTTCAAAAGATAAGCGTTCAAGAAACGTAGAGGCGTTGTACGACTTGCCACTGCCTCGACCTCCTGAAAGTATAATAATGAACTTATCTTTATTTAGATATAATGGGTTATATACGGGTTGCGTTTTAATCATTACTTTTGCTATTGCTCTTAAGCCACTGAGCGATGTCGATGCTACCTGATAATTCCACTTGATTTACATTGATATAATCTCCTTCCATTTTAGATATTTCGGATTGTAACTCTCGAATAGTACGGTTATAAGCGGTTATCTCTGAGGGAGTAAGGGTTCGTTCGTATCGTTGTATTTTACCATCGTGATTTCGCACTTCTTGCGGGTGAGTTCCTTTTTCTAAACGTTCTAATATATTATCTATTTGTTTTTGCAAAATAGTAATACGGTCTATTTTGGTTTTTAAGCCTTTTTTTACTGCTTCTTTTTCGACACTGAGGGATTGTTCGAGTTTGACTTGTTGGGCTTGTTTTTGATATTCTTGGTGTTGTTTTTGGGCTTGTTTCCAATCTTTATCAAAGGTAGTTTGACCCTTACCCCACTTTACCTCATATTTACCCCACATATCCGAATAAGACAAACTCGGCTCGATTTTCAGAGAGTCGAGTATCCAGGTTTGTCTATTTTTCGGAGTGTTTGTCATTTGTTAGTTTGTTTCAGGTTCTTCATCATCCCACTCGTATTCTTCCTCATTGTTATATTCTTCGATTTCTAATTCGTTTTTGTATTCAACACCTGCATAGAATTGCTCCCATTCTTCAGTGGTTCGTACGTGAGATATAAAAAAACCTTGTTCTTGTTCTTTTTCTTCTTCTTGTATCATTTTAAGTCCTGATACTACTAATTTTGAGAATTGGGCAAGTGAGTAGTTTCTCTCCTCTTTGCTGTTAAAGCTCTCAAGGGCTTTTTCCAAGATGTCTTTTCTTAATTTCATTACGTTATTTGTTTAATTTTGTGCAAATATAAGCATTTTATAGCTTATACTTTTTAGTTATAGATAATAGTTTTGACGAATATTTATCTTTTTTACCTAATATGGCTTTACTCATACCTTCGGCATAGAATTCATTTACATTAGTAGAAGCGTATTCTCCTAACGAGTTAGATTTGCTTCTTTTGTATTCTCGATACAGCTTAGATATTTCTTTACCCGCTTGCTTATGTTTTGTGCCACTATGGTGATTTGTCCAAGTTACGTGTGCTAATTCGTGTACGGTAGTGTGTTGAATAGCTTTATTTGTTTCTACTTTTCTTCCTCTTTTATATTCTGCTTTTTTAGCTTTTATTAGTGTTTTACTATTATTGAATGATTTTCTATCAAGATATACTGTACCGCTGTTAGAAGATGAAGATATCGCTGCTATTCCGTAAGCGTTTTTAAGGTCGGCTATTTTTACTTCACGTGTGTTTAAACCTACCCGTGAATGATATTTTGATATAGCTCTTTTTACTTCGCGATTAGATACTTTATCAGCAATATCTCTAATACTTCCAATATTTTTAACACCTGATGGAGTACCACCGTCTCCTTTTACTTTTACTATGTCGTTTCGACTGCTATTTCTTATGCCTCCTGATGATTTGCCCATAATCCTATAAATCTAAAGTGGTTTGACTAATACAAGTTAAGTTTTTCTTATAACAAAATTCTTTCACTTTTTGACCGCCTCCGTATACTACTAAGTTAGGCGTTTCGGTTTGTGATATTTGTTGCGCTATATTGAGTTCTTTTTCTATGTTGTTAAGTCGTGATTCGTACCCTCGTGTAAAGAAGGCGTTATATCCTTCGGGAATACCCATTTGATTGTAAGAGGAAAATTTGTCAGTTACATTCAAATCGACAAATATATTTATGTTGTAATCTTGTAAGAAACGTGATATCCAGCGTTTTTTGTAAATTTGGAATATCCCATAACTGATAGGAGTGGTTTCGTAAAGGCTACAGTTAGGCTCTACAATATTCTTACACCCTGACTCTATGATTGCAGATGGATTGTCCCAGATAGCCTCAAAACGATAATCATCAACGTAAAAGTGATAAGTTCCTACCCCTTGTTTGCTTCTTTTTTCTGAGCCGTAAGGACGCAAAGGTAAATCTACATAAATCGCAGCCTCGTGTGGTAATAGAGTGGGAATATCGTAAGGGTTGTTAGAAGGAAATAGACAATCAGGAATCCAAATCTTTTTATCTTCTTTAACATTTATTAGATTTGGGTCTGTTTCCTGAATAGTTTCTACATTTATGCTTTCTAAATTAACTGTAATATCTTCTACTTCTAACCATTCAAAAAGTACATTTTTGTCAAAGGGGTTGTGTTTTTGGTTATAGACTTCAAGGAGTATTTCTACTGCTTCCTTACGGTTTTTAGCTAATATTTCAAAGGCTTTTAGGTGTGTAGGTACTTTTACACCTTCATTAAGTAGGTCAGAAAGTACTTGTTTACGTGTATGTCCGTCAATACAATAGTATTTGCCATTATCATTCCAAACGGCGAAAGGCAAGGCAAAACCATACTTAATGAGGCTTTCCTTTAGATAGCTTAAATTGATAGGTGATTTTACATTGTTAGGTTGTAAATCAATAAGTTCCTTTTGCCAATCAATATTAATAATATTTCCTATTTTATTTTTCACAGTGAACCCTTATACATATAGGCAAAGGTACGGCGATTGTTGCCATATAGCGCCTTTCGTGTTTAGTAAAAAGTTAGTGTTTTTTTAGAGTAGCGTTGTTTCTTACAAACATAGTGATTTTATAAGAATTATAAAAATTTTTCGTATTGTTCTTTGATGAAAGAAAAATGCTTGATAAACATTTTTTTATCTTCTTCGTTCAGAGGGGCATTTGGGGCGTTTTTTACGTATTTGGGTTGTTGTTCTCTCTTTACAACCAACTCGACACCCAAATTATCTAAAAGAGTTTGCATATAGTGGTGCAAAATATTGTCTAATCTTGGATAATCTGCGTTGATAAGTGTATTTTG